TGGCGAATGTCCAAGATATTGGTACCTTGCTTTTGAGGGTGCTGTTTTTGAAGATAATTCAGATGCCTATGCCGTAGCAAACATGACTAATGGTACTCTTTCTCACGGAAGAATTGAAGCAGCGTTTAAAAACTCTGGCATTTCAATTAACTCTGAATTTAAATTGTTTCATGATGATCCACCAATTTTTGGGTATGTGGATAACTTTATTCAATGGAAGGGCGATGAGATTGTTGTTGAGGTTAAGACAACAAACAATGAGGTATTTGAATACCGTAAGCGCACAAACAAACCAAAGATGGGCCATGTAGTTCAGTTGCTTATTTATATGAAGGTCCTTAAAAAATCTAAGGGTATTTTAGTTTATGAAAATAAAAACAATCACGAACTACTTGTGATACCAGTAGAAGTAAATGATCATTACAGGGCCTGGATTGATATGGCTTTCCAATGGATGCGTGATGTTCGTAAGGCATGGGAAGATAAAACCCTTCCAACAAAAAATTATAGATCTAATTCAAAAATCTGCAAGAACTGTCCTATTAAGAAGGCTTGTGGAGAAGCAGGGGTGGGCGTAGTAAAGATAGCATCCCTGGAGGAACTGAGTGAAGTTATGTAGCGTATGTGATATATCGTTTAAACCAACAGTAAGTTATCAGATTTATTGTAGTAAGGTTTGTAGAGATATTGCAACTAGAGAAAAGATTGTAGAAAGATACAACGTCACAAAAAGACAAAAACGAAAAGGTAAAAAGCGTTTATGCCTTGGTGGTTGTGAGCAAGAACTTTCTATATACAATGACTCTGGATTTTGTTCAAATTGTAATGTTAGTGAAAAAGCAGTTGCAAAAATGTTAAAAGAATTGAAAGGTTATATTGAATATGAGCAAGACTAAGTGGGGAGCAGAGGCACAGCCAAAAACTATTTGTGCTATTGATGCCAGCACGAATAGTCTTGCTTTTGCTTTATTTGTTGGTAATGAACTTGAAAGCATTGGAAAAATTTCTTTTGAGGGAAATAATATCTATGAAAAAGTTATGGATGCTGGCAAAAAAGTAAAAGCCTTTTTTGATATTTATGGTGGTTTTGAAGCAATAGTTATTGAGCATACAGTATTTATGAATAGTCCTAAGACTGCTGCTGACCTTGCCTTAGTTCAAGGTGCAATTCTTGGATCAGCAGGACAATCTGGAACTAAAATAATTGGCAGAGTTTCTCCAATTACTTGGCAAATTTTTATGGGTAATGGAAAAATATCTAAAGAAGAACAGTTACTAATAAAATCTCAAAATCCTGGAAAGTCTGATTCATACTACAAGGCTCACGAAAGAATGCTTCGCAAAGAAAGAACAATTAAGTTTATTAATATTAATTATGATAGAACAATTACAGACAATGATGTTGCAGATGCTTGTGGAATTGGTCATTGGGCTGTAAAAAATTGGGATAAGGCGATAGGAGAAAGTAAGTAATGCCAGAATTAAATGCAAACATACCACCTATAAACTGTTATGTAAGAGGAAACTATTTAAGAAATCATAAAGATAGCCACGATAAATATTTTGAGTGTGTAGTCTTTGGTGTTTCAAGTTTAAAATCTAGAAGTCCGCTATTTCATATTATGATGCCAGATGGTGGCCTTTGGTGGAGACTTCCAATTTCTGCCTTTTGCACAGAGCCAGGTATTCCAGAAGTTGATCTTCACAATCTAGTACTATGGAATTCATTTAGTCATCATATTGCTGTAACAAGATTTGAGAATCTAACTAACCTTAGAATGTCTTATATAGATAGAACAAAGACAATGAACAAGGGAACATATTTATTTACATTAGACTGGCATAACCCAGATACAAATGTCTTAGATGATGGATACTCTGAAAGTCCTGCAGACCACAAGTGTGGACATGTTATTCAAAGAGATGATGGAAACTTTGCAATTCAGCCTAACAATAGAGTCAGAGTATACGAGCCTTCTTTTACCCTGGAAAAAGAATACTTAATTGACAGAATAATTAATGAAAGAAAATATGACGTAGAAAATCAAGATAAGTGGATAATGGAAAACTCTGATAGGTTTAATTATGATATTAATTTAAACCAGGTTGACAAATAACACTATGCCTGCTAAACTGTATACATCAGAAGTCTATATGCGTAAGAGGTATCTTATGGATAAAAAGACTCCAGAAGAGATTGCAAAGGAGTGCGGAGCCAGTGTTGAGACTATCTACGTATACCTTGCTAGATTTGGATTAAGGAAGTCTAAAAGATGAAAGATAATAAAGAAGACGACTTCATTACTGTTTATTGGGCACCTGCAATATCTCAGGAAGTTGAAATGCATAGAGAATTTAATATGCTGTACGCAGAACCTGAAAACATGTTTTCTTATTTAACATCAAAAAGATCAAAACATGATCAATCTAGATCCATGATGGTTTGTCCAGCATTTAAAGACAAAATGAAAAAAACATTTTTCTTTAAAAATTCTGTAGAATGTAATTTTTTATACGAAACTGATGATGCTGGAATGGTTTACCTTCAAGGTCAAAAGGCTTTTCCTGAAGAGGTAGCATCAATTAGACTTCCAGGACTTAATTTTGGACCAACAATTCTTGTAAACCTTCCTTACATATTTTTTTCAGACTCTGACCTTGAAGCAAATTTTTCTCAACCAACATTTCATCCACAAGGATACTCAAAGTATGCTTCAATTATTCCAGGAAGGTTTAATATTGGATCTTGGTTTAGACCATATTCTACTGAATTTCAAATGTGGAGTAATTCTGGAGAATTTATTATAAAAGAGGATGAGCCAATTTTTTATGTTGAGTTTTTAACAAATAAAAAAATAAAACTTGTAAGATTTAAATATACAAAAAAAATAATGACATACGCACAGCATTGCGTAGACGCACCACCAATTTTTGGTAGACATTTACCGCTTACAACAAGATACAAAAAATTTAAAGAGTCAAGAATGAGAGATCTAGTGTTAAAAGAAATAAAAGAAAACATAATTGGTGACTTTAATGAATAAAAATAAAAAAATATTTACACTACTCTTTATTTTTTTGTCAGCAGGTATAATTCATACTTTGTTTATTTTTAAAAATATTCCAGAAACATTTGACTGGAACCTAGAGGAGGATATAGATGAAAGCATTTAAAGATTTTATCAACATTTCAAAAACAATCGTTCAACAAAAATTTTGCAAGCATGTAAATCTTGAATCATCGTCTTGTCCTTTTACTGGAAGAACTTACACGGATTGCTTAAAATGCTTTAAAAGGTTAAATGTTGAGGTAACCAAATGAGTGACAGCCTACACATTACTGTTGATCAGGTAAACCACCCCGCACACTACACAACAGATCCTTCTGGAGTTGAGTGCATTCAGATTACCCGTCATCGTAATTTTAATGTTGGGAATGCCTTTAAGTATTTGTGGAGAGCAGGACTTAAAGATGAAGCAAAAACTATTCAAGATTTAGAAAAAGCAATTTTTTATATCAAGGATGAAATAAATAGACTAGAAGGAAAATATGTCAACTGAGACAGAACTTATTCAACATCTTGATGAAGTCAATCAAGTAGTTACAGAATACCTTAAGGGCAATGACCCCACAGTTATTTCTAAAGAACTAGATATTCCACGAACTCGTGTTGTGTCTTTAATTAACGAGTGGAAGGTCATGGCATCTGCTAATGATGCTATTCGTGCTCGTGCCAAAGAAGCCCTTGTTGGTGCAGATACACACTATACAAAGTTAATTACAAAAGCATACGAGGTTATTGATGAGGCAAGTCTATCAACAAACCTTAGTGCTAAAACTGCTGGAATTAAATTAGTTTTAGATATTGAATCAAGAAGAATTGATATGCTACAAAAGGCTGGTCTTCTTGAGAACAAAGAACTAGCAGAAGAGATGATTGAAATTGAAAGACGACAAGAAGTTCTTGTTGGAATCCTAAGAGATATTGCTTCAGAGCATCCAGAAGTTCGTGACATTATTATGAAGAGACTTTCTGCTATTGCAAAAGAAGGAGAAGTGATTACAGTTGTCCACGATGTTCAATGAGTTTCTTGAAGTATTAAAAGAGAATCATTTTGTTGAAACCCCAGTTGACGTAAAGACATTTGTCCAGTCACCTGACTATCTTGGTCAACCGCTTTTATCTGATATTCAATACGAAATTGTTGAAGCAATGAGCCAGATCTATCGCAAAGAAGACGTGATGGACATCATGGGAGATGTTGAAGGAACTAAACACTTTAATAAATACACCAAAAATGAATTAATTCTTCAACTTGGCAAGGGTAGCGGAAAAGACTTTATCTCAACAGTAGCCTGTGCATATGTAGTATATAAACTATTATGTCTTAAAGACCCTGCACTTTATTACGGTAAGCCTGCAGGAGATGCTATTGATATTATTAACGTTGCCGTTAACGCACAACAGGCTAAGAACGTTTTCTTTAAAGGTTTTAAAACAAAGATTGAAAAGTCACCCTGGTTTGCTGGAAAGTATAATGCAAAGGCTGACTCAATTGAGTTTGACAAAGCAATTACTGTTTACTCTGGACACTCAGAAAGAGAATCTCATGAGGGTTTGAACTTACTTATGGCAGTACTTGATGAGATTTCTGGTTTTGCAAGTGAGGTTGTATCTGGAAATGAACAGGGAAAGACTGCTGACAATATCTATAAAGCATTCCGTGGTTCAGTAGACTCTCGTTTCCCAGATCTTGGAAAGGTTGTTTTGCTTTCATTCCCACGTTATCAAGGTGACTTTATTTCTCAACGATATGAATCAGTAATTGCAGAAAAAGAAACTATTGAAAGAACACATACATTTATTATGAATGAAGATTTACCACACGAAGATCCAGGTAATCAATTTCAAATCTCGTGGGATGAAGATAATATTCTTCAATACAAAATTCCAAGGGTATATGCATTTAAAAGACCTACATGGGAAGTAAACCCAACCCGTAAGATAGAAGACTTTAAACTAGCATTCTATACTGACCTTGGTGATGCCATGATGCGTTTTGCTTGTATGCCAACCTATTCATCTGATGCTTTCTTTAAACAAATTGACAAAGTTGAGAAGTGCATGAACAGTAGAAATCCACTAGATTCATTTAGAAGGTTTGATGAAACCTTTGTACCAGATCCAGATAAAACATATTATATTCATGCTGACCTTGCACAAAAGCACGATAAGTGTGCGGTAGCAATTGCTCACGTAGACAAGTGGGTAAATATTCAGGTAATTAAAGATTACGAACAAGTAGCACCAATAGTAGTAGTAGATGCAGTTGCATGGTGGGAGCCAAGAGCAGAAGGACCAGTTAATCTATCTGAAGTTAAACAGTGGATTATGAACCTACGTAGACAAGGTTTTAATATTGGAATGGTTTCTTTTGACCGTTGGCAATCATTTGATATTCAAAATGAGTTGCAGGCCGTTGGAATAAGAACTGAGACAGTCTCTGTTGCTAAGAAACACTACGAAGATCTTGCTATGATGATTTATGAAGAGCGTGTTTCTATACCAAGAATACCTATCCTATTAGAAGAAATGTCAGAACTTAAAATTATGAAGGGTAATCGTGTA